TAGGGGGTGTATATATGCACTTTATAATATTTATCATATATCTTTTGTATATTTCCTGTAGACTATTAAAAGAAGAATGGGGAAATGGGGATTTTTACCGTGATATGTACAGAAAATACGGATATAAAGCCGATTTAAAAAGAGCAAACGAAAGTGACACGGTTGTTACATTGTCAATTATGTTTTTATCTTTATTCGGTATTGCGGTTTTATATGCTATCTTTGCATAATAACAACTAAATAAGGAATGATAAAAAGGTCTTAAATCTATCAGGGTTTAAGGCTTTTTTATTGCGTCTTATTATGGTATATAATACGGCATTTATTGAACGGCTCACAGGGTTATATATTGACCTGTAAAGCCGTTTTATTATATAGGTGTGCTATTCCTTGCCTATGGTCTTTTATGGTCTGTATGGGGCGAATATGAAGCCTTGCGACAGGTTTATATATTGGAGTGTGTGCGGTGCATTGTGTAGCCTGTACAGGTTTATATATTGCCTTGTATTGCTTCGGTGTGATCCGTTGTATTGTGTGCGGTCTGGTGTAGTTTTTCCAGTGTGTCAGGGTGTGCAGTATGTAAGAATATACATAAATATACAAAATATCAATAAATAAGCGTATAGCCGTAGAAAGCCGTATTTTGACCGTAGAGCCGTTTTAATATGTTAGGGTATATTTATATAGGTTAGGCGGTTTAAATGCCTTATATGGGCGAATTTAGTTTTGAACTTTCGGACGTCTGACCGTGGGGCGATGATATGAGCAACGAACCCCCAAACCGCCAACCGCCCCTTAGCTGAAGTAAATTTTTTGCACCGACAAAATTTTGGAACAAAGTACCAAAACCATATAAAAAGTAATACTATCTACACCATAACCACACCATTATTATATAAAAAGTAATACCGAACCACCAATAACCAAACCAACCACTACTCCCCTACCCCACCAACAATATGTTCAATAAATGTGTTCAAAAACTCTTGACTACTGCCCTGACTTATTGTACAATAAATACAGTTCAATAAATAGGAAAGGTGGTCTTGATATGAAATATGAAATCTGCAAAGTCACAAATGACAACGGTGTAAATATCTATTCTGTTGTAGCGTGGACAGATAACAGAGTATATGCACAGGAATGTGCCGAAGCACTGGAACTATTAAAAGGTAAAAAGTATGCGGTATGTGTAGACGGAAAACCAATGTAACTACTACTACCCTACCAGAAAGAAGGTGTTGAGTATGCCGAAAAAGAAATATTTCCTGTCACAAGCTGATTTATCTAAGCTGCTAAAGAATTATGGCGGTGGTTATCACTGGAAGATTCATAAGCAACTATCTAATTCAGGAAACGTGACCTACACGGACGCACAGGGCGGTATGCTCTCCATCAACCAACTATGGGATAAGGAAACGGATAAACCGTATGTCATGGTCTATCTCTCCCACTCTGACGGTAAAATCTATCGTAAGGATAAATGGGATTGGTTCGATACTGTTCATCAATTATATTTTGATTGGACATTACAGAATGGAGACTATGACATAGAATTTAAAGATTTAGAGGGTAAAGCTATGGCAAAGAAGAGACAGAGCCACACACAGAGGTTACAAACTGAACTGGAAAACTATAAGAAGTGGAACGCACAACAGGATGAAATTATAAAGCGGTTGCGTGAGAATGGCGAAAACTCATTCCTGAATAGTTCGACTTACATTCAGTTACAGGAAGATTTGAAATTTTATAAGAACTGCAACAACCTTAGTGAAATCGGACGTGCGAACGCTGAAGGTAGATGGAAGAAATCTTCGGATAATGAAAGAAAGCTATATGAAGATAACAAGGCTTTCTTAGAGCATGACGGAGACTCCGACTATTTTATCGGTATCATTGAGTGCTACAAAGAAATCAATGAGGTTCACAGATATATTGATGAAGTGAAATCTCTGGAAGGAAAGATACAGGGATATAAAGATATTATTGCGGAGCGTGACGAAGAAATAGAACGGTTGCATGGTATCATAGCTGAACTGAAGCATGAGCAACCTACTACTACCCTATCTCCTGATATGCAACAGGAATACGATCAAGCTATTAAAGATAGAGATAATTATAAGGGTTGGTACGAAAACCAAAAAGAAAACTATCAGAAAGAATATGAAAAAAATAAGGAACTGTCAGAAGAAATCGAAAGCCTGAAACTTCAGGTATCGGCAGAACCGACAACCAAAAATATATCTGATGAAGAATTAGACACTCTTTCAATAAGAGATATTAGAAATAAAGCTACTGAAGAAGTGGACGGAAAGCCTTTTAATGATTTTGGATGGTTCGATTCATATGAAAGTATGAGCCGATCCGAACTTATTAAGAGGGTTCATTATGTAGAAACTATCTCCAACCGTAGAAAAGCCACTATACATGAACTGAAAAAAGAGTTACAGAGCAAGCGTTACGATCAGTATTCAGAAGAAGATTCAATTACTTACAATGCAGCCTTAGAAAAGATTAGTAGACTAGAAAATGACCTTAAAATGTATCAGGGATTTGTAGAAAATTCAAATAAGCGTGAAGCGGAACTACAACAGAAAATAACCGAACTTGCGTCTGCTACTCTCACACCAGAAGAATCTATAAAGGTTATTGAACAGAATATCGAACAGGATAAGGAACTGAAGAAAGCTAACCAGAAGAAGCAAGGTAGACCAGTAACCGTTACGGACACACAAAGAGCCGTGATATTTGAACTACATAAGAATGGACACTCTATCAGGGCAATAGCAAAACAGGTAGGTAAATCTGTCGGAACTGTCCATAGGATATTAAACGAACAATAGATAATGAACAAAAAATAAGGAAGGACAATTACTACTGCCCTTCTTTTTATGTTGCATTTGAAATCTAATTAATTGCAATAACAATCTATTAGAATTGCATTAGAAATAGATTAACAATGCAATGTGTTATTACCTTTTATATAATAAGTATCACTAATACAACGGTACACATATAAAAAGTAATACTTATTATATAAAAAATAATAAAATGAGTGCAAATAAATCTTGACTACAGGATCAAAAAAGAATATAATAAGCCATATAAATAAATATAAGAATTATACTTACCACACTCTTGAATATTATAGCAATAGCAAACCAGAAGGGCGGTGTAGCAAAAACTACCACTACTTACAATCTTGCGGTTGCAAAAGCAATAGTCGGAAAAAAGGTACTTATGATTGACCTTGATCCACAGGCTAGTTTGACAATTTGTTGTGGTCTTAATCCAGATGATAAAGATTTTGAAAATTACAATGTATGCAAATTATTTGATGGAAAGACAACGGCTGCGGAATGTGCTTTCAATGTAGAGAGTACAGAACTGGATAACTTATTTATTATCCCATCCAACATTGACCTTGCGGTTACAGAGACAAAATTAGTTGTCGGTAGGAATAGTGACGTGCAGTTGCGGAAAGCTGTATTGACACTTAAACCATATTTTGATTATATATTTATTGATTGTCCACCACAGTTAGGAACACTTCTTATCAATGCTCTTGTAGCTGCGGACGAAGTTATTATACCTGTAAAGACAGAATACCTTGCGTACAGAGGATTAAAAGCCTTAATGAGTACAATCAAGGACGTACAGAGTGGAGATGGAGACAGATCATTGAATCCTGACTTGATACTCACTGGAATTATCGCTACAATGTACAAAGCTAAGATAAATGATAATCAGGATGTACTGGCTATGTTGGAACAGAAAGCACCAATTTTAGGTGTGGTAAAGGATTCTGCGGATGTCAACAGGGCGATTGTAGAAGGAAAACCAGTTGTATTATCGAATAAGAAAGCACCTACGGCAAAAGAATACATGGAAATTGCCTTTAAATTATAGTAATACATATTATATACTAAGTAATACTATGATAATTATAAGTAATACTAAGCATATAACAAGTATTAAAGAAAGGATATGAGATTATGGCAACAAAAAGACCACGATTGATAGATACTCTTCAGGAAGAAGAATTACAGGAAATCAAAGAAGAACAGGCGAAGGAAACTCCAACCGTTGAAAGAAAAGCACCTGTAGATCAGATTATTTCAAAAGATGGAGCAAAGGACAAACAAATATCTGCAAAAGTAAATATGAAAATTTACAGTGCATTTACAACCATAAACAAGCTGCAAGGTATATCAAATAATTCGGCATTGAATATGTTAATCACAAAATATGTCCGTGAAAATAAAGATATTCTGGACGAAGATAATTTATTTTAGAAAATCGGTAATAATAGTTATATAAAAAGTAATACTTATTATATGTAAAAATAAAATTGCCTATTGATTTTTTTGAAAAATGCTTGTACAATAGATACCAAGTATAGGAATTTGAGTATGAGCATATCGCAATAGTCAATATGAAAAGCGGTATGAAGTTTATCCTCATACCGCTTATTTCATACTTACACGTTCTAAAGTTATATATATTGTTATTTTGGTCTGCTTTACCAATAGTAGACCTGTAGCGGATGTATTGGCAGTACAAACCGTTACGAAAACTACAACTTCATATTAAAGAAAAATCAACTTAGCATAAATTCATTTTTCAAAAAATGAAATTGTGGTAGGGTGTGTTTCGTTTACACCTTTTTTGTAAGGTATATTCTAAACCATAAATCCCCACCTGTCAAGAATGAACTTGTGTTTGGTGTATTAAAGTTACTCTTTTTTAGAGGTAAAAGTAATATTTAACATATTCTAAGTATCACTTTTAATATGCTTTAATCAAAAAAGTTGGACAGGGTTTCAGGGTTTCTCCTGTATAAACAAATATCGGTATCGGCAAGCCTAACTAATGAATTGTCGGGGTGGATTCAGTACGTCTATTACTGGATCAATACCTAAGAGGTTGAAGCGAGTGCAAGACCTCATATGCCTAACCAGATGAATCTATTGGTACGATTAGTCTGTACATTGGTTAAAACTAGCACACGGGGGCGAAAAGTGAGCCTAGACGTACATAGGGTACACTTGACTACGGCAACCTGTAGAAATACAGGATTGCGGAAATGGACAAGCACTGGAAACGGTGCGTAGTGTGGGCGTAGATCGACCACTATTAAAGTCCATGCGGACACTAAGAAAACCGCACTCATAGATTGAACTGCTCTACAGGGAATACGGATACCTCATGCAAAAGCGGATTATTCGATTTTAGGGCATACCAGAGTTTCTTTTTCCATGCGATAGGGAAACTCTGCCCTGATACGAGAGCCGTTTCCTATTTCCCTACGGATTATTCGCCTACGGCGGTGTGAAAGTCAAGTGTATTGACAAAATTAAAGTAAATAAATTTCAAAAATACCAGGGCGAACAGTTCAATAAATACAGTTCATAAATAAGTGGTGTATGTGTTAGGGTTTTATGTGAGTATATAGAAGAAAAACAGGCTTTAGTTCACAGGGTATATAAATCTATACTGAAGGTGTTTCGGTTCGGATTTACACTGTACAGATAGTAAAAAATTAAGTAATACATAGTATATAAAAGGTAATACCAGAAAGGATAGAACATGGGAAAAATAAATAATGTAGTAAAGATCATGGAATTTAAAGATGATATGGATTTGTACAACCAGATAGACCAGTATATGAGTACCGACAGAGAACGATACTGGCGAATAAATAAGCCGTACAAGGTTACAAGTATCAATTTAATAAATGAACACAAAGCGTTGGTGTACCTAGAGGAAGATTTGAATGTCCTACAGGTACACTTTTTTAATTCTTCTAATGGAGAAGAACTGTTACCAGAAGATGAACCACACACTGAAGAATTTCTCACTTATCAGGAAGTGCAGCTTATCAGTGAGTTAGGTTCGATTAAATTTGATGATACTGAATATGATGTAGAGGATATTAAGTATGAAATCAATTCATACGGTACACGCTGCATTAACATATATTTAAACTAACGGAAGGAGAATATAATATCATGGCAAAAAGATATGATGATGAACAATATTACCAACATGGAGACAGTGAACTTGCGACAGGGTTCACGAACTATGAGCGTCTTTTATTGGAACTGAATTATAAGAACTATTATCCGAACAAGACCACACAGGAAATGTCAGGAAATAAAGATTATGAGGGTATGAAGGGCGATAGAATCTTTGTCTATGAGAAAATCTTGAATGAGTGCGGTCTTGATCCAGAAGCAGATTATGATAAGAATACAGATCATGCAAAACTTCTTGAAGCTGCATACACGATTTTACATAGTCTCTTAGGCAATATTGACGCTTACAGAAAGATTGAAACAGAGTTTGTTACACAGGGAGAAGCATTTACAAGCCTACAGAACCGCCTGAAAGACCTTAGAGCAGAGATTAACAGGGTTAAAGCTGAAATGCACGATAACGATTCAGACTTTACATTCATGTATTATACAAACTAAGGGGGTGCAATATGACAGATTTAATGTACACACCATTGGAGAATGTGTTCGCTGCTACAATGGAACGTGAGGGAAAGACCGTTACGGCATGGAGCAACGGTAAAGAGTTTACAGCTTTCTTCAGAAGGTGTGATGATGGACAGAGTACAGAGGATAGAATCACTGTCTATTATGGTGTGGACGCACCTGTAGAACAGGGTTCACTTATCCAGTATGGCAGAAAAACCTATGTCCTGATGAATAAAGAGACGGAAGAAAACACTTGCTATTACAAGTCATATGGTATTGCTACTAATGGAATATTAAACAGTAATAATGGAACAATCAGAGACATACCGATTTATGGTTATGATATGAAAGATGGTCTTGCTTATACGGATAAAGTCTTTACTATGATTAGTGGCAGTATGGAATTTATCACTGAAATCACGGACACTGTAAAGGAACTGAATATAAACGCTACATTCAATGTATATGGACGAACTTTTCAGGTAGATAATGTCTATATGAAAGATGGATTATTCCATATTGTAGGACAGGTCACAACAAATCAACCTGATCCAACTCCAACACCTAAACCAGAACCAACAGAAACATATAATGTTACGATTGAATCAAGTACCAATACAATTAAGGTGGGCGGTTCATATAAAACTCTTACTGCAAAGGTTACAGACGCAAGCGGTAATGATATTACTTCAGATTATTCAGACGTTACTTTTACATGGACTTGTTCTATTGATGAAAACGATTATACAAATAATTGTATATGGAAAGCTGGTACAGAATTTAATCAGAAGAAACTTAAAATGAGTACCGATGTGTCTTATATTGGGGAGAATATGGTTGTAAAGGTTATTATTGGTGATCCGATAGATGGAAGTGCTAGAATAAGAGGAACAATTACACTGGAAATCACTGATTAAAAATAAGAATAGGTGGGAAATCCACCCACCTATTTTTTAAAGCAATTTTTATTTCTTCGGTTCAATAGTCTCTGTTCCATTTATCATGTTCGGTAAATGTTCTGAAATGAATTTCTGCTTTTCTTCAATGCTCATACCTTGCATATAAGTTTCCAGAATGTCAAGGTGTTTTTGCAACCGTTTCTTGCGATACTCTTTCATTACTGCTTTATCTTCAGAAGATACATAAGAATCTACTGTGAGTAGTTCGGTAGGAAAGTTCTGGTTATCAGGAACTAAAGCTAAGTGATAATCACATAATTCTGATACAAGTATCAAGTCCTGTAAAGAGAAGCGATCCTGTGTCATTTTATTTCTGAATGTTCCGACAGTACAACCAATACATTCGGCTGCAACTTTCGGTGTCACTTCGGCTTTATCCATCATAAATTTAATGAACTTCGATATATTTTTTAATCCGTCAGGGTTTTTCTTATTTGAGATTGGTGTTATATTCGACAAATTTTTCACTTCCTTTCATAAGATATGTTATGTCAGTATCATCTTATCATACATATAAAGAACATACAATAAGTGAAAAAATGGCAATAGGAAAAAAATCAAAATTCACTAAATAAGTTATTGACATATCACGAAAATAGTGATACTATTATTTCGACAAAGAAAAAAGCGATTGTATTTCAGTAGTTGGCGATACCGAAAGAGCCTGATTCTTGAGTACATTGGTAAAGGAAAGAACGCTTATAAGGTTGATGTAGCAGAATGGAATAATAGAGGAAATAGCAGAATTGACTTGACTTTTGGAAAAATATGTATATGTAAAATTTGAAAGCTAGTTGCCGCTGGCTTTCGGCATTGATATTTCCGAAGATGGTTTTGCAGAACTATCTTCGGTGGTATCGGTGTTTATGAAACGGCATTAAATGAACGATATTAACTGTTCGGAAGAACAGAAGATATATAGATACATAAGTAACGGGCTTAATTTTAAGCTGCAACACAGAAAGGACAATTTAACATGGAAAAATTAACTGGTACAGTAAAGTGGTTTAACGATCAGAAGGGATTCGGTTTTCTGACAACAGATGAAGGTACGGACGTATTTGTACATTATACAGGTATTGTATCGGATCAGAAGCGTAAGAGCCTGACAGACGGAGAGAGAGTAGAGTTTTCAATCACGGATGGAGCAAAGGGCAAACAGGCGGTAGACGTTGTTGTAGTCTATTAGAAAGAAGGTGTCGGATATGGCAAAACTTACCAGAAGGCTTGACAACTTAGGACGTATCGTTATTCCTAAAGAGTTAAGACAGAACATGAACCTATACGAAGGTTGCGAATGTTCCATCACACCTACAGAGGGCGGTATCATTATTCAGAAGTCAGAGAAGAATCTTCAGAATGATTTGAAATTTTTAATCGACAAGTACATAGCAGATGAAGGTTATAGTGATACGGTTATGAAACTAATGGAAGTTCAGGAAGAAATGCAGCCTAGCATGGCATGACAACTAAATAATACAGAAAAAGGACAGAGAAGAGTTTCCCTGTCCATATCTGCCGTTATAAAAAATAAAAAAATTTTTAAGACAGGGGTTAAGTTCCTGTCGGATTGTGTCGATATATACATATAAGGATTTTTATGTAAAAAAATAACAGATTTTTTTCAAAACCTGTTGACAAGTATATCCTTATATGTTACGATACAGAGTGAATTTGTATCTTCATTTGTACCCCTATCTGTTCCACCAGATAGAAATGAGACACTATTCATTCATCTTACTGGTTGACCGCCTGTAAGAGTGTTACCCATAAATGAGTACACGAAAGTTGTACATAAGTTTTCTAAAACTTAATACGTTGCCGATTATATCAAATTTGACATCACTTGTCAAGTAGTATTTTTCGACATATTCAAGTTTTTATTTCTTATCTTTGCCGATTCAGGCGAAAAATTCCAATTTATTTATAAACAACAGTGTACTTTGCACCAATGAAAGGAAGGAACTAATTATTAAGCAACAAAAACAGAATAAGAGAGAACCCATTTCCATGTACATTGTCAGGTCATTAGATTTAATGAACTGGTTATGTGGTCAAGGTTATCGTGTACTGAAGGTGGAAGATGGCGAAAGCAATCCACGATTCAAAGTATTTCTTTATCAGGACACACCAGAGATACGAAAGAGTGTATCAGTGTATCTATCCCAAAAGGGGGTGTAACGATACTTGACTAAAGGCAACAAACAATGGGTGTCAGAACTAATATCTGACGATTATACGAAGTGGAGCAACAGGATTATATTACTTGCGTGTGGAACTGGAAGAGGAAAGACCACATTTGCACTTGGAATATATTGTAAGTACCTGTTATCCGTTGGAAAAAAGGTGTTGTACATTTGCAATCGTACAAAGCTGAAAGAGCAGATCAGAGCCGATAAAGAGAGATACGGCATTGACGGTGTAGAAATCACTTCATATCAAAAGTTCGCTGAAGATTTAAGGTCAGGAAGTGAACCACAGTATGATGTATATATCTGTGATGAAGCACATTATTTCTTAGCAGACGCAGGATTTAATTTATATACGGATATTCCGTATGAGTACATTATGAATCAAACGGCTGCAACCAGAGTGTTTATGACCGCTACATATAAGAATATCTTCGGACGTATCAGGAAAGACTTGGAACGTACAGGAGAAGAACCATTAGAGTATCATCTACCTACTGATTATTCCTATGTAGAAAACATTTACTGGTTCAAAAAGAAAGATGATTTATTCGGCATAGTCGATAGAATATTGAACACCACTAATGATACAGTTATATACTTTTGCAATAGCATTAAGAAAATGAGAGAGTTTTACAATCATTATTCGCCCAACCGTGGCAAAGGCTATTCAGAAGATAAGAAATTTCTCAAAGATTCTAAGCTGCAATACATGAGTTTCATGTGTAGTGGCAACAGTAGTGAAGATGAAAAAGAGACAAGCGGTTTCGTTGCTAACTACTGTTCTTCAGATCATATCAAAAGAAATTCCCATAATGACGGTTATTACATTGACAACAGAATATTGATTACAACGAAAGTTATTGACAATGGAGTAGATTTTAAAGACAGGAAGGTAAAACACATTATATGTGATGTATTCGACATTGAAAGTGCTATCCAATGTTTAGGAAGAAAACGTGTCATAGATGAAAAAGATACTTGTAACTTTTATCTAAGAGACTGGCAGTATTATGAACTGAATCTATTCTTGAAGCCTGTAAAAGAGAATCTTAAACCACCTACCATGTTGATTGAGGACAAGGAAGAATGGATTAAGAAGTACGGAACTAACAGGAACTATAAAGACGGTACAACCTACTTCGATTTTAATAACAATCAGTGGAGAATAAATTATTTAAGATACGATAAGTTGTTATCCGACAAAGCAACGATTGAATCCATGATAAAGCAAGAGACAAGCTACAGGGAAGAGATACTATCCCACATAGGCGAATATGAGAATTGCATTGAAATGGAAGATATAAAAGCGGATCAAGTAAAGGACGCTATAGAAATCTGGATAACAGAACATATGGAACAGTATTTATCGAACGAACAAAAACAAGAACTCATATCATTATGTGACTTGAAAGATAAATACGGTAGACAACAGAAGTCAATCGGTATCTTGTCAAATTACCTGAAAGACAACTACAGATTTACCATTACCAATAAGCAACACAGAGTAGATAAAAAACGTGTGAAACAATGGGTAATTAGTCCATATGATGATTCAGATTGTCAGAAAATGGCAAGACCACCTTGTTAAATGAATCCTGAAGGTGTCACCCATATTTGCAATTTCTTATTATAATAAGGTTTTGCACATTTTGGTGACACTTAGAATGAGAAAATTATCCGTAAGACGATACAGTTTTACAGTTTGGACGCTTGCGGACAAA